GAGGGAACGATGCGGAAGGCACGTGCTCTGAGTTCGATCAAGGAACATGTTCGTATCAACCAAGAGTTGTGGAACATTGCTGATACATTAACCGCCTAAATGCTACATTAATGAGGCAGGGACTGCGATAGTCCCTCCTCTTTCTAAAGAAACATAATGACAAAAGATAACGCAATTGGAATGTTTATGGGGCTGTTCATTGGTGATGCATTAGGTGCGCCATTGGAATTCATACGTCCTGAAGAAATCAAAACACCTGTCACTGACATGGAAGGTGGTGGTGTGCATGACACTGCCATTGGTGAGTGGACAGACGATGGTGCTATGGCTGTGGCTATAGCTGATGCATACATAACCAAGCAAGGCTATGACCCCGCTGAAATTGCTTTCAACTTTAAAGTGTGGCGTAAGTCTGGTCAGTTTGGTACACGTAACTACCTCTTTGACATAGGACGTACATGCTCTACATCCATTGACATCATGACAACTGAGCGTCCCTATGCTGGCAGTACAGACAAGTATGCATCGGGCAATGGCTCCATCATGCGACTTGCACCCATCATGCTAGCCAACCATTGCAACATTCCTATGGCTATTGCTGAGTCTGTTGCTGTGTCATTGATGACGCATGGTAACAAAGATGTTGTGCAATACACTGCAGCCTTTGTCACTGAAACAATGCGTGGTGATAGGGCTATGGAGTTTAACAAGCAACGCAACTTCAACACACGTAATGGTGATCAAACCAAAGGCACAATCATGCATGCTTACAACCAAGCATGGCGTAGTGTGTTGCAGACAGACAGCTTTGAAGATGCACTGGTTAACGCTGTCAACAAGGGCTATGACGCTGACACCGTAGGTGCTGTCACTGGTATGTTAGCTGGTCGTATATATGGATACGATGCCATGCCTAAACGCTGGACATCTAAGCTTGTGCAACACGATAGCTTGTTAGCTATGGCTGAGAAACTATATTCCCTTGGAGAAATTAATGAAGAAGTTTGCTGATTTATTGGCATACCCCATAGCATTGCTTGCGGTGTATGTACTGGTTGCATTCATTGCATGGAACAAAGACCCTGATACATGGCAGATGGCACAGCGCATCATATGGGTGGTGTGGGGATGTACATGGGGTGAGATGTTACGTTATCGAATTAAGAAATGGATGGACGCATGACACAAGATGAAATTATTGAACTGGCTAAACAGGCTGGCTTGATGGCTGATGGTGAGATGTGGTTTTCACCTAGCTATGGAAGCGGTGATGTTCACATTTCACATCTTCAAACCTTTGCCAAACTGGTAGCAGAGCGTGAGCGTGAGGCGTGTACAGTTGATGCTGATTGGTGCATCCAAAATCATATCGAACAACATATACCTGAACGCATTCGAGCAAGGAAATAATCATGAGCGAACAACAATTCTTATTGTTGGTATCCGTCATGTGGGTAGCACCGCATGTACCTAAAGACTATGCATTTATGGTGGCGATGGTGTGCCTAATTGCAGCGTGTGTGAAAGGCACAGGTTTACTATGACCATGCCTAGATACTTGATGCGTGTAGACAAGGCAGACAGGCACGTCACCTACCGTTACAACCCTCCGCAGGATGCTGTAGATGCTGGTGTTGTACGTAGAACTGTGCTGGGTAACAACAAAGTTGTTGCTGTTAAGTATGCAGACGATAGCAACAAGTTGCTGGATGAATGGCGCAAGGAACGTAGCATATTAAATAACTTGAGCAACAAAGCTAGGGTCGAAGACCTTATCAAAAGCTACAAACAAAACATAAGCTACACCAAGCTGTCAGTTAAGACACGCAAAGACTATGACTACTACCTGTCGGTATGGCTTAGTAATACTTTACGTTACACCAAGCTAGCTGAGCTATCAACACCAACATGCCAACGTATATACGAACAGCATGCTGAGAACAGTGTTAGCTTAGCTAACCATAGCCTTGCTTGCTATCGTTTGCTATTCAACTATGCCATAAGGCATGGCTTCACCCAGCACAATCCCTTTAGCAAGGTGCTTAGAAGGGCTGACAAGCAACGTAAAACGGTATGGACTAGGGCAGATATCAAGGCATTCTTAGACGTGGCTTATGGTGAGTTTAAATGGCGCAACGTAGGACTCATTGTGCAGATGGCACATGAATGGGGACAACGCTTAGGTGATATGCGTATGCTTAAATGGGACAGCTACAACCTAGACACTGGTGTGTTGACGCTGGAGCAGAGCAAACGTAGAGCCACTGTCACCATACCAACGTCTGAGAAGCTACAGCTTATGCTTAAGCAACAACATGACACCTACGGTTGGCAAGCCTTTGTTGCACCAACAAATATACCTGACAGAAAAGGTGGGTTAAAGCCTTTCACACCTGTTAAACTTGCCATCGTGGGTGGTGATGTGATGAAGAAGGCAGGGCTACCTGCTGGGCTACGCTTGATGGATCTTAGACGTACTGCTGTGAGTGAGATGCTTGAGGCTGGTGTACCTATCACCAACATCATGTCATGCACTGGGCATGCGACACCTCAGAGCTTGGCTCCCTACCTGAAACACACCCTGCAAAGTGCAACGTTTGCACAGAGCTTTCGCAACTTGTAAAGGGTGAACAATGGAATACTTAAAGGCTGATGGGTTTGATGAATCAATGATTGGTGTCGCTGCCATATGGCGTGATGGAACTAGGGTGGATGTGCTGGTCTATGACGCTGACATTATGGTGGACATACTGATGAAGCGTGATGGTATGACGATGGAAGAAGCGTATGAGTATGTTACATACAACGTTGAAGGCGCATACATGGGGGAGATGACACCTGTGTATGTATGGAAACAAAAACTGGAGGATTTATATGACTAATAAAGACGAAGAGTTTAATTCACTTGAACAAAATAGTACGGTAAGAAAAGAAACTATTAAATCAACAATGAGTTTGTGGCGCAAGAGAGGAACTCACGACACTAATGTGTCGCAAGAATCGGATGAACTTAAAGCTTGCGTTAAAGAATTCTTTGAAGACTATCTAAACATTCGTGAGTGCTCTGACTCAGGGTATATGTTTGCACCTATAGCTGTAAGCTGCGGTCGAGTGATGAAGATGGAACCATTGGGCATCTTGTTAGAGCGGATGCGTGTTCTTAGTGGTGCTAAAGAAGCGCATGAGGAAAAGTGATGATAGAAAGAAAACCAATTGGTGTTGAAGCACCATACAGAAACAACATGTACGAAAACAAAAACGTTTTGTTGGAACGCATCAAACAATTAGAAGCTATTGTTGTTAAGCTTGAGCAACGCATAATTAAATTGGAGAAGACATGAACAAGATATGGGTTGACCCGCCTGAGGGTTGGAAGTTTGGCTTCCCTGCCATCTTTGACCTAGATGAAGATGGTCAGATGCGTGATTGGATAATTAGTAAAGGTTATCCAATACAACTAATTCAAGAGTATGGGGATGTGTGGGCAGTGCGCTGCTGGTCTGCAGAAGAACCTGAAGGAGACAAAGATGAAACCTAAACCGCTTCCTGTCTTAGAGATGTGCATAGAGAACGGCATTGAAAGAGGCTGGCGTGTTGCACATAAACACAACGACACACCTGATGAGCATGCAATTAAAGATGCAATTTCAACTTGCATAACGCAAGAGTTGTACGATTGGTTTGACTTTGAACCAGACAAGGATCTGCTGTGATTGAAACAATATTAAACGTAATGTTCTTAGGCTTTGGTGCTATCGTTATAAATGCTGTTATAATGATAGCCCTTTTCAAATGGTGGTCGAAATGAAACGTGAAGAAATTGAAGACGTAGTCTTAGACGAGCTTGATTTTTTAATTGGCTTTGAGAATAGAGCGCATGAGCTACACAAAGATCAGTCTTTGATTGATGCTTTGCTTCTTGTGCGTAAACAATTCTCCGAACATACATACCCACAAAGATGAGTGCCAATCTAATTGCGGTCATTGGCGTGGTGTATGCATACATAGCAGGTGAACTGATATGGAAGGGCAACATAGGGTTAGGCATTGCCTTTGCTGGCTATGCACTGGGTAACATTGGCTTATACATGGAGGCTTTGAAATGAATCGCTTTGATTTAGAGAAAGAAATAATGCAAGCATGGATGACGTGCGAAGATATCAATCTCATACTGTGGCGATTGATGGACTGCACTGAGGAACCATCTGAAGATGAACTTTCTAATTTGTTAATTGGATTGAGCAGCTTGCATGAATCAAGAATGCAAAAGGTTTGGGAATGTTTCACACAAATTATTAAACGCAATGGCTTTCATCAAGATACATCAACCCTGCTCTGACTGCGGAAGCAGCGATGGCTTATCAATCAACCAAGACTTTTCAACAAAGTGTTTTGTCTGCGACACTTTTACACAACCAACCCTAGAGATAGAGGAGAAATATACAGTGATTGATGTAGACAATGAGGTGAAAGACTCTTCCTTTTTAAAACACTACAGAGCAGGTACTGTCTGTGCTGTTACTGAGAGGCGTATTAGTACAGCAACGATGGACAAGTATGCTGTTGTTCTAGAGAAGGACAACTGGTACTTCCCATACTACGATAAGGACAACCAACTTGTTGCAGCCAAGGTACGTAGCACTAAGGATAAGACCTTTGCCACTGCTGGCGTATGGAGTAAGGGTACATTGTTTGGACAAAACTTATACCCAAGTGGTGGTAAATATTTAACCATCACCGAAGGTGAGTTTGATGCATTGGCTGCATTCCAAATGATGGGCAGTAAGTATCCTGTTGTATCCATCCGCAATGGTGCATCCTCTTCATTGAAAGATTGCAAGACACACTACGAATACATCAACAGCTTTGACAACATTGTGCTGTGTATGGATGGTGATGCACCGGGGCAGAAGGCATCGAAAGAAATTGCTGAACTCTTTGGTAGCAAGTGCAAGATATTTAAACCGTTGCCTGAGTTCAAAGATGCATGTGATTGGTTAGCTGACAAAAAAGAATCACAGTTTTTAGAACGCTGGTGGAGAGCAGAATCTTTTGTACCCGATGGCATTGTCTCTGGTGCTAGCCTATGGGCAACAGTGTCAGAGCCTATGGCTCCAGCAGATTGCAGCTATCCTTGGCATGGATTGAATGAGCTTACCTATGGTATGCGCTTAGGTGAGTTGGTTACAGTGACAGCAGGTAGTGGACTAGGTAAGAGTCAAGTGTTGCGTGAGATGGTGTGGCACTTGTTACAGAAGACCAATGACAACATTGGCTTGCTCTTCTTAGAAGAGAGTGTTAAGAAAACTGCACTGTCCATGATGAGCTTAGCTGCCAATGCACCATTGCACCTGCCTGATACGGTGGTGTCTGATGTACAAAGGCGTGATGCTTTCGATAGCACACTTGGCACTGGTCGTTTGTATTTGCTTGATCACTTTGGCAGCACCTCTGTTGAGAACATCATCAACCGTGTACGCTACATGGCTAAGGCTGTCAATTGCAAATACATATTTGTAGATCACATCTCCATCATTGTGTCTGCACAAGAGAACGGTGATGAGCGTAAAGCTATAGATGAAATTATGACTAAGCTTCGTATGCTTGTACAAGAAACAAACATTGGTTTAGTTGTTGTGTCACACCTCAAGCGTCCG